AGAATCTGAATGTCCGTCTGACTTGCATTAGTACTTCTGTTGCCTCCACTTGCATCTGGGTATATGTAAATCTTATTCATAGGGTATCTGGATTTGATCTCTTGGGCAATGCTGTCTGTGTCGTGACTGCCACTAATCTCATCAAATATTAACAATTTTTGATTTTGTACAATGCCAATCACTGCGTTCATGTTGCCTATGTTGAAGTCCATACCAATTCTCAATGGCTCTAATCCTATCTCTGGCTTGATATTGGTGACATTGTTTTCTCTGGTAAAGCGATCATATACCTGACCTGTAGTTAAATTTATAAATTCTCCATTGAGATACGCCTGAAGCATTGATGGATCGTAATTGGCTTGCATACGTTCAATGAAGTCACTTGGCAAATGTGGATTATCCTGAGTCCTCATCTTGATTAGCTGCCTATCTGTCCTCTCCTTTGCTTCATCTGTACCAAATGTGTTATATAACCAGCGAAACCCTTCTGGTGTACTAGCTGCACAAAACTGGCGAACATTACCAGCCCTTAACCTACCTAGTATCTTTGGGAAGGCTTTGTCTGCTATAGCTGGAGATACAACATCTATTTCGTCAACAAGAACATGGCTCAGATTAAGACCTATAATCCTCGACCAGTTCTCAAAGCTGCGGCATAGTAGCTTGCTATCACCTTCCTTGAAGTGCAAAGTATATTCTGGCAGCGGACTAGCTCTGAAAGTATATGGGATCTCGTACTGCTCAAGGAACATTTCAAAGTCTGTTTGCCAGATGTCTCTCAAAAGCGGTTGTGTTGGCTCCATAACAGCACCGATAAAGCCTATGTTTTGGGCTGCCAGCTTTACAGCAACACTGCACAAAGCTCTTGTCTTACCAGCACCATATCCAGCACTAAGGCCAACTATTTCATTTTGATTATCAAAAAACAACTTTTGCTGTGGGTGTAAATCTGTTCTTATGCGATCTAACAGCTTATCAGTATCAATATCAACATATCGACTACCAACATGATCTAATACTGACCCCTCTCTGTTGAGTATGCTCAAGACATCACCTGACCAACCTTTGCCATTGAGTTAATACAGCCTAAAGCAACTGTTAACTGCCCTGATTTCCTAGCCTCTTTTGCCAGTGATGCATATTGTGCTAAAACTTCAGCAGTAAATTGTCGTCTATCAATATCAAAGTCTTGCTTGAGAATCTCCCTTGCATCTGAAATGTAGCTATCAACAGTCCTTTGTGTTACACCCCACTCAGCTGTAGCAAATTGTAGTATATCTGATCTAACAGTACCAACAGACATAAGCCTAGCGACTTTGTTCACTCTAAACTCATGTTCATTCTTGCTAGTTCTGCCGTTAGCCACTATGGAATTATGGTTTTTATTATTCTAAATGTAGCGTCAATCGCTGGATTTTGTCGATTTACTTTGTTTTTCCCAGCTATTTTTTAAGAATATAAGTTCATCAATCCTTTTTCTTAGTGCATTGATACGGTCATTGTTGAAGCTATCAAAGTCTTTATTTTTCATTTTGAACTTTATTATATAAATCCTCGATACTTTCTTCAAGTAATACTTTGATTAACTCTGTTGGTTCTATATCTTTTTTTTCTTTACTTTCTAAATAAATAGATTCATCATTAATTTTAATTGTTTTATAACAACCAATTTTTTTGCAAATTATTTGTAATTTTTCAGTAGTTTCTAAACTAAGTCTGTAATTAACTTGAACTCTATTTCTAATCCTTTCAAGAACATTCTGACCTCTGTCATCTATTATTTTTTTTATAAGTTTTTTTTGATTTTCAGAACCTATATCTCTTTTAAGCCAAGCAACTAAAGAACGACTTTGGTATTTGTCTAAATTATTAAAATCTAGATTATCAATAAGAGTTTTTGTCATAATGATTTGATAGTAAAGTTTGCTAGTTGATTTTTTACCTTTTGGACTTCTGGTGGTAATTTAATTTTCTTTTTTTTCAAATTATCGGCAATTATTTTATTCATCAATTTAGTTGTTTTGATCCAGTTTTGTTTTCTGATGTTATGGATCTCCCGAACAATATCAATGTCAAGATTTACACCAATATTGTTTCTAATAGTTCCATCAAGTTCTCTATAACCTTTGCAGATTAATTGGTTGTCCTGATCGTATTTTGCGTTAGCTGCTGCACAGTAGCAAATAAGAGCTAAATCATGTCCACCACAGCGTTTTCCTGAGTCATCTATATCATAGTCAGGCAAATGTTGGTTTATTAGTCCATCAGAATTATGGATTATTCCAGAATCATTGCAAGCATGACATTCATAATATGGTGCTTTAAATGTAACTTCCCGATCAATAGGTGATCTTTTATAAGTTTTCATGGGGTGTTAAAAAGGGGTGTTTTTAGGTTTTTTAAATGTAACTGCTTTATTTGTAGCTGTCAATAAATATTGTTCATATTGACCATTTTTTATCCACCTATGAGCATCACAGAATAATGGTGAGAACTTATCCTGTTTTAATTGCTTTGTTCTGGCTCTTATATCGGCTTCAAGGCATTGTTTTAGTTTATCCCTTGTCTTAGCATCTAATTTCATAAATTCGTTATATGCAAGCTTTTTCGACAGAGATATAACTCTCATGTCTTTTGGTATTTCCAGATAGGTTTTCCAAAAAGGTTCAAAGCTTTTATTTTTATAGTTATTTGTTTTAGTTATCTTTGTTTTAGTTAGGGTCGCTGACAACGACTGGGGGGGTCGCTGTGGCGTACTAGGGGGGTAGTTCTCAACGACTGGGGTAGTATGTATCAACGACCCCGCATGGATACTAGGATCTGGCACAGGAAGTGTCTTGCATTGATGCCAAATTGTGACTCTGTAGCAGTTTGTTTTTTGACCATATTCATTGATCCTGTATTGCTTTTGCAGTAAACCTAGTTCTACAAGTTCAGCAACAGTTTTAATGACCTTGGCTCTAGACATTTTTGCATCATTTGAAATGGTCTGATAGCTAGGCCAAATATTTGGATAATAACTTTGCAAAACCCATAGAACTGATAGCTGAAATGGTGTTACTTTGCCCTTTAATGCTGTTGGCAAAGCTATGAATGGGGTATTCTCTGGAATAAAACTCATTTTCTATGGAATATATTATTTCTGTAAAAGGCATGGAATCTGCCCCTCAGGGCAGTAAAAAACACGTTGGCAATGGAATAATGGTTGAGACAAGTAAGCGTCTAAAATCATGGCGTATTGAGGTGAATCGTAGGGCAAAGTTGATTGTGGACGATATAATCGAAGAACCAGTTGAGGTTGATGTTGTTTTCTGGTTTAAACGTCCGTTAAAACACTATCTCCCAAATAAAATGCTGCGTCAATCAGCACCGACCTATATAACCAACAAAAATAAAGGTGATATAGACAAACATTGTAGAGCCTTACTGGATTCTCTCACTAAGTCTGCATTTGCTGACGACTCTCAAGTTGTATCTTTACACGCTGTCAAAAAGTATTGCGATACAGAATCCGAAACTGGTGCGACCATAAAAATAAAAACTATAAATGAAGCGAATCTCATGGGTGGCCTGTCCTAAATGCCAAGAATACACAGACCAAAAAGTAAGAAGATCAGACCGCAACTCAAAACACGTTATTGTAAGACGTAGAGAATGTTATGACTGTGGTCATATCTGGCACACTATTCAATATCCAGAAATGATTGTTGAAGATATAAAAGCAAAATATATGTTGTGTGAGTAGTCGGGTGATGGATAAGCACTTCGCTTGCTCCCCTGCCTTTCCTTTGTGTTGCTTAAGGTTTTGTATGGCTTTCAGATCCGCTTTGCATGGATCATCAGGCTACCCGACTCATAATTCATTTAAAGCGTGTTCGAGGGAATAAACAACTCTGGAAATGATACCAGCGTCAAGATATTCTCTTGCAACACCAGATCCTTTTGTTGATGGGTTCTTTTTCAAAAACTGTCTGAGCCTGTGGGCATCTTCAGCTTTGATGTTAAGAAAGATGTTCATGTAGCGAAGCATGGGCAATCTCTTACATTTAGATATTAACTCTTAATTCAGAGGATCATCAAATTCTGGAACATTTGCTGTATAGATAACATCTTCACAATTTTTGATCTCAAGATGTAGCAATGCAATCTTTTCTATTGCTGCATAGACCTCTGGCTTTGTTCTAGGCTCACAGAGATACTCAACATATTTTTCTGACTCTTGCTCTAAAAAAGCTTTTTTAAATTGATACTGAAGTGTCATACCTTAATCTTACAGAAAAATAAAAACCCCACCAGTTGAGGTGGAGCTGATAGGTAATTAGTAGTCGATTTCTCTTATGAGGTTTCCATTTATATCTACATCTTCCTTCATAAGCCAACGCCATGGGAAAGTTTTAGATGTACAAGTTTCGTCTGCGTCAGGGTGATTACAGAATAAATTTTCCCACTTGCCGACCTCTTGTAACCAGTAATATTCACCTTTCTCTTTTTGGATTTGTTTGCCATTATCTTCTAAGTAATTTAGTCTGGTGATAATTTCTTTGATAGTTTTCATTGGAATAATTTGCGAAGTTTGAATAATCAGCCGATCTCTCGACCTCATATTTAAATATTACATCATTAATATATATATGTCCACCCTTGCCCTGTAAG